CCTACGTTATCATTACCATCTGAATCGTCATCTGACTCTACTCTAAATACAGCTTGGCGACTTCTTGCTCTAAGACTAACTTGCCCAGTTGATGATCCTACAGAGGATGTAGAGCTGGTTGACAAAGATTCCCCAGGATTGTTTCTAGTTTTTATAACAAGATTTACCTTACCTGAATCTGAATTAGCTAAGAATTTTAAATCTGGGAACATTCTTTGTATGTAAGCAAACTGCTCTCCTTCGCCCACCTCAAAGTCTGAGCTTTCTATAAATACGTTAGTCATAGGACTACCATCATCGTTAAACCCATCCTCTTGCTCAAATAAGTAACCGTTATAGGTAGCTCTAGGGTAGTTTTCAATACCACTATCAAGCCAAGCATGTCTTTCTAGTTGACCGTAATACCAAACATTATCTTCGTAGTTATAAATAACATACCTGTTTATTTCTGTTGCACTTGAAGAACAATAGAACCAACCAACTTCAGACTTTTCAGTAATAGTAAACGCATGTATTTTAAATGATTGACTTAAATTAATATCGCTATATACGTAATTATGAACGCTACAAGGTATCTTTTGTACGCTACCTGTATATGCGTAAAAGTTTGTTGAAGACATCCAATAAATAGATTGAGCTGAAGTAATAACCGCTTTTGGCCCTATAAGACCAGTACCTTCGTTAATAAGGTTAACTGCAAATGTAAAAGGTGGGCCAACAAACTGCATACTGTATAAAGCAGTATCAGTCCATATAAGTATTTCCTGTCTAGATTTTGTAGCCCCAATAATAGAAGAACCAGATGAAAGTCTTAAGTCTCCAGCAGTATTAGTAATTAACGGTTGGAACTCTAATTCATTTTCTTGGTCGCTAAAGGATATAAGCATCGGGTCTATAGTCCCAGTCCTTGCTCCTCCTGATACTGAGTCTGAACCTAATACAATTAAATGCCTGTCTTTTTCAGAGGTAATAACTTGCAATCCTACTGTTGGTACTAGGTTAGCCCCAGATACAGTAGAAAGATTTACAGCTCTTGTAGTAAGGCCGTTATTTTCTACCCATCTATATATACCACCAGCTCTAGGGTTTATTATAAGGTTTTCGCCAAAATGGTCATGTGTCCAAAGTCTTAACTGATTAGTAGCAGATAAAGCTGTTGTAGAGCCAAAAGTTCCTTCACCCCAAGTACCAGAACTCCAACCAGTACCAGTAATATAAACATCTAAACCTACATTTACTTGGTAAACTCCGTCAACATGATTACCGCCATCTCCACTATCAGAGCTGTTTGCTGTAACTTCGTTACCAGAGGTATCTTTAGCTACAAAAGTGTAAGTATTACTAGTAACAGAGGTTATTTGATATTCTTGATTTAATACTTCTGCTGTTATTAATCCACCTAAACTTACAGCTCCTGAAAAAGTAACAAAATCATTTATAACTGAACCATGTCCATTATCTGTTGCTGTTATAGTAGAGCTGCCGTTAGTAGCAGAAAAATTAACGCCATTATTCGTAGTCTTTCGTATGGGGGTAACATCTGAGTAACTGTCTCCTTCTCTAATATAATATTTCCAGGTAGTTCCTACTCCTAGGTACTTTGTACCTCCTAAAGAGTTCCAAGCATGTAAGGCTCTGGCAGTTCCTAAAAAACTATTAGAACTATCTTTTGACCAACCGCCAAACTTTTCTGGTCTACCTTTTCTAAAACGTACAAGATTTACGTCAAACCAACCGCCTGTATTATCGTATTCAGTCCCTTCTCTATAAATACCTGGTTTAAATACAATCTTACTAAGAGGCATTAGTTACACCTCATGCCATTCTTTGCCTTCAAATAAAAGGGCTTCTGCTTCTCTTCTTCTGATAAGTCCTTGTAAAACCTTACCACCTGCTTTGTTCCAACGTTTTATTTGCGCTGGCACATCATCATATTCTTTATTATTTAAAACTTTTAACATCGTAGAAGCCTTTAAGTTAGCTGGACCTAAATTAAATACCCAACTTACTAAAGCATCAAACTGGTTTTGCTTTAAATCAACAGTTACTGCATCTTTTATATAACCTTCATATTCTTCCATTTCATGCAGTAATAATTTATCAGCTTCTTCTTGACTAATGCTGTCACCTTCTTTTACGCCTTTGGTAGAGCCATATCCTATAGTCCATACACCAGCCGCACATTTATAAGCCTCAAGCTCACATCCTTCAAACTTTTTTATTAAGGATAAACCTTCTTGAGATATGTTCATATTAATAATCTCCCCAAACTTTTGCTTTTTTACCACCATGGTATTCAACTGCGTGTCCTTCTTCGATGAGGATTTGACAAATATCTTTACCATCTTCTGTATAAGGGATGCCAAGTATTCTGCCATATTTACCTTTTCCTAATGATTTTATTTTTAATTTACCACAACAAAGCTCTTTTAGTCTTTCTTTTGCTGCAAGACCTAGTTTTTTTTCTGCTAAATCCCTAGTACGTGATTCTGGTGTATCAATACCGCTTAAACGTACTCTTTGCTTATGAAGCTTAACATCAAATCCAAGGTCTAACGAACAGTCGAAGGTGTCCCCATCGACTATTCGTTCCAAAATAGCGTTGTATACAAACGCATCTGGTGCCTTAGCCATTATTTATCCTTAGCCTTAAGAATGTTTAATGCAAGTAAATCTATAAATTTATATAGTTTACCAATCCAAGCGTCGTCTTTAGGTGTTGGAGTGACTGCAGCTATAATTGAACTAGCAGTTACAATTGCTGTTACCCACATCACCATATTGCTTATAAAATCCATATTATCCTCCCTTGAATATTAATGGTTCATTGATTTTAACAGATTAATTATTGTTTTTGCTAACTGTTACTTTTCTATAATAAACAACAACTTCTTTAAGCTCATTAATATAACGTTTTAACTCTTGCATGTTATAGGCCATAAGTTCGTAATCTGGTACTGACATAGCAACAAACACTATCTGCCCTTGGTCTTTTTCTATTTGAATTAAAAAATCTTCTATATTTTTATCTGATACCACATACCAATAAGGGTCTTTTAGGTCTATTTCCCTAGGCATAATAGGCTGCACTATAGTTCTTTCTATAGGCTTGGATATGACTTCTACTTGTTGATTACTGGGTATCAGGCTGCAACTGCAAGCCATCATCAAGACTGTCAATGTTACGGCTGTCTTCTTCAATGCTATCAAATACATCTTTTGTTCCATTATTTATCCTAGGTTGTATTAGTCCAGGTTTAGCTGCTGCTAATCTGGTCAAGTCGTGACGTTTAAATATGTCAAGATACCTTGACATTTCTTGTTGTATTTTTTGGTTACGTGCTTGTATTTCTAATAAGCCTTCTGTTTGTAGAGCAAAGTCACTTTGTAATGACTCTATTGCAGCTTTTTGTTCTTGGTCCCTCAACTCAAAAGCTTGATTAAGAGAAGAAAGTTTAGAGTTTTCATTCCATAACAAATAAGTTGCCAATCCCATTACTACTATAATTCCTATCAACACTTTGCTCATCTTAAATAGTATACACTTTGAGTGCGTCTTTTTTACCCTTAACATACATTTTTTTACAAAACGTAGCTTCTGGTACTTTTGTGCGTGTAGACTCTCCAATCAATAAATCAACCCCTGCTTCTTTAGTTGCGGACTCTAATCTTGCAGCTGTATTAACAGCATCTCCTATTGCAGAGTAATCAAATCTAGTATTACTTCCCATATTACCAATTATTGCTTCACCTGTATTAACGCCTATTCCTATTGCAATTGGTTCGGGTAATTCTTTTTGCAACATGCGAATTGCTGTTCTCATATCTCTAGCGCAAGCGACAGCACGTTTTTCATGTTCATCTAAATCTAGAGGAGCGTTAAAGATGGCCATACATGCGTCGCCTATAAATTTATCAACCATACCTCCATGTGCTTGGATACATTCTACTTGTACGGTAAGAACTTTGTTCATAATTTCAGTTACTTCTTCTGGTTTTAGTTTTTCAGATAAATTTGTAAATCCCCTGACATCTGTAAATAAAAAAGTACAGATTCTTTTTTCTCCACCAAGTTTTAAAAGTTTGGGATTTTTTTGTAATTGTTTTACTTGTCTTGGGTCAAGGTAATGTTCAAACTGTTTTTTAATTTGTTGACGCAATTTAAACTGTTTTCTAAAGTTTATATAGAAGGCAATAGCTGCAGTTATAAACTGAGATACAAAAGTCCAAGAAAAATCTATTAAATACCCTTTTTGAATGCTAAAAACGCCTGAGAAGCCCGTAGTAAAGAGTAAAATTACAGCTATACTTACGCCTTTAGTTATACCAAGAAAATTGATTACAAGCCACGTCAGAGTGACAAAAATTCCAAAAATTAAAATTTCCGCCGCTAAAGCCCAATCAGGAATTTTTGGGGAGTTTTCTATTAAAATTGACTCAGATAATGCTGCTTGAATTTTATGTGGTTCCAATAATCCAGACGGAGTTGCAACTTGAGGCATAATTCCATTAGCAGTTACGCCAACAAAGACAAACTTACCTGCTACATCCATTTCTTTTAAGTTGGTTTGTGGTGTATTTACCCAGCTTATCCATTTACGACCAAGACTATCTGTTTTGACTGGTGGTATTC